GCCATGAAATCGCAGTAGCTTGGCTTGACCATGCTCCTACGGCAGAACCGCCTAGCGACGTGTTGATGATCGAAACGCCACCGTTATCCCAAGCTTCAAAGCCGATGACGGTGACGGGGCCACCTGATACGCGCGTAGTCGTGCAAGTGGTGTTGACGAAAGTCGTCGTGCCGGAATTCCAAGTCAGCGACGAGATGCCTAGCGCGGCATTTGTGGAGACCTGAACCGGCGTGAGACCAGCTACCGCGACATTAATATCGCCGCCTCCTGGCTCTGTTTTAAACCAAACACGGCAATGGCTGATCGGCAGCGTCGGCGTGAAAGTAATCGGGTTTGTCGTCGTGGAGTTCTTGTGCGGGTCACCGCCGACCGTAGTCGCGAGAGAGTCAGGAGCCCACCCTGCGCCTACGCTGATGCGAGTGGCATGATTTCCGAACAGGCCGGAGAATTCGGAGTTGTGACCGGCCTTGATGCCAGCATTGTTGAAGATGTTGGCAAGCTGATAAGGCCAGCCGACATCTGGCCCGACGCCGCCATCACCCGTGCTGTCGCTCATGATTAGCACGCGCACGCGACCACTATTCAGCCCGCGATAGGACTGAAGCTTTGCTTCAAACTTCGGCAAGAGCGGCGTATTGATTAAAGACGCCCACGAACCAGCCGTACCCGAACCAGAAGACACCGCATCAGGATCGCTATAACCCGGAATGGCAAGATTTTCCAAAATGCCATGGTTACGGTCAGCCGATAAGGCCAACTGCGGTGCCAGCAGCAATACAGCCAAGAACAACCGGGCGATCAAAGACTTCATAGCATCCTCCAAGGCATAGTGATTTGCGACCGTATCACGCGCTAACGACCTTGGCAAGACACCTGTACGATGTCCCCCGCAACCCACGGGGCTTCGGTCATGGTACTGTCATAGTTCTTGAAAGTATTTTGTGTCGTGGAAGTGGGTTGCGCTCGGCAATGGGCAACACCCGCCGTGACCCTTGACACTGTTTCGCACCAGCAGTTGCGCCCATTTGGTACTGCTTTCGTAAACCCGACAACACCCGAACTTGCGGTGCCGCCCGTACCGATCAGTAAGACAAAAGCATCGTCCGTATCCCCATTCAAGATGCCAGGGCTTGTGCCAAATCCTGACACGATAGTTGGCCTGTTGGGGTCACGCACCATATTCATAAACGACGGTAGGTCAAGCAACCCGCCGTAGGAGTTCACAACATCAAAACTTCCATCGGAAGCATTGCTCCCCATGAACATGACCTGTTTCCCGCCCTGGGTAAGCTTAAGGTCTGTCGTACTTGTAGCATTTACGAAATTGTCAGCCCCCCAAAATACCGGCCCGTTACAGTCAGGCTGAAAAGCGATAAGAGAGTTGGCCGCGTACATCCCCGAAAACGACGCACCTGTACAGTAAGAATCGTACATGGCGTCCATTCGGAACGTACCAGATGGCTCGTACCCCGTTACCCCAGGAAGAAGCGTAGCACCGCCGCCTTCGGCGGTATTGCTTGATACGATGCGTACTGGATACTTGACATTTTCAAACCATACAGAACGAAAGCTTGGCTGTACGCCGCGCCCCAAGTAACCATACTGTGTCCCGCTACGATCATTAGCCCCCTGGCCAGATACATTGCTGATCGTTCGGTTACGCTCTGATTGCGACCCTTCATCTTCAATAAACGCCAAAGCGCCCGCGCACGTCCCCCAGGCGAATGAAGCGTTATTGATAGAGTAGCTGTCGTTATACGGCGCGGCCCCCGCATAGATGCTGGGATTTGTCGTATGAATGAAGCCAATGCCTGCGTTGCAGTGGTTGTAATAGTTCGCGTTTTCGATCTGGATATTGATGGTACCTTCAAACGCTTGACCATACCTTTGGTTTTTGAAACCCATATTTTCAAAGCGAACGCCAATGCTATTTGCAACGCGGAACCCAGCGCCATGCGCGGGGCCGTCGATAATGCAACCCCGAACTACCGCGCCGCCGTTATCTTTGTTCCAACCAGAAGTGTCGCCGCCCGCGCCATTAACACGAGGGTATGCGGTAAAACCGTTCTGCATATTTGCGTTTGTGTCGGATGCGGCTCCGGCGTTAGTGAACTTTATCGTAGAGCCGTTACACTCAATACTGCCTTGGAAATTTTTCCCACTCGCATTGGTGAGGACAATATTGCCGCTTGAGCGGTAGATGCCGACTCCACTATCACGCGGGAAGAAAATAGTGCCGAGTGGGTTAGCGTCAAACGCAGCTTGGATAGCAGTACGGTTGTCCGTAGCGTCATCGCCTACTGCGCCATACTTAGTAACATCAATTAGTTTTTCATAATGATCCTGAGTGATCGTATAGTTTGGCCAAGACCCGGTTGACTTGAGGCCGCGTCCCATTGCAAGGGCGGGCGTTGCCGTGCCGTTGCCCCCCGCTGATTTGGCCAGGACACCGCCTAAAGTTATTGGCTCTGAATGAGTAATAGGGCCTCCACTAAACGTAAGCCCTGTAGAACCCCCGTTAATCGTTACGCTCGTAACCGTGCCCGCACCGCCGCCTGTTAGGTCGGGGTCTTTGTACCCTTGTATAGCAAGGTTCTTGATGTCACCATTCATACGGTCTGCCGCACCAGCGGGGAGTACAGCCAGCATAAATAGTAATACAGACATCAGAACACGCATAGGTACCTCCTTAAAATGATGCCCGCACCATAACATAAATTACAGTGCGGGCAAATCGCTACTTCGAGCGGGCGAACAACTTGACCATTTGATCAACAGCTTGCTTATGCCCCGGATGGGCATTGTCAGTGTATGCTTTCTGGAACTCAGCGTCTGCCTGCAAAGTTGCAATACGAGACTTAGCCGCTTCCGGCGACATGTTGTTTGGGTCGTTCGGGTCGCCGGTATTATTGACGCCGCCCGTAAACGTACCCTCTTCGGAGCGTTTGCCAATAGCGGCCAGCAGCTTAACCAAAGGTGCCACGCCGATAGCCCCCTCGATAGCGGCCAAGTCCTGCTCCGTCATGCCGTACTTTTTGTCAGCCAAGAGGGCTTTCATAACCCTATCGCCCGCAGCTTTATTGGCATTGAGATCGGCACCCCAAGACGTTTCAAGTTCCTTAAGTGCATTCTCATTAGCTACGCGGTTGGCCTCAACCACAGCCGTCTGCTGCTGCGATACGAACTCATTCCAGCGTTGCGCGGCAGCTTGAGCTTTTTCCGGTGTTGCGCCGAGCATGTGGAAAATTTCTTTTCCAATCGCCATCGTCGGCTCATGCACCTGTTGGCCTTCGGCAAACTTAAACTCATAGCCGTCTGGTTTTTCAGGACGGCCAAGCTTGGTATAAAACGCATCCCAAGCTTTTGCGTCAGCGTCTTTGCCGGGTACGGCAAGGACATCTGAAGCGCCGTTGATCATCTTATTAGCGTTATAAAGCGCTACCGCCGCAACCGATGGATTAGCGTACTGCTTCGCTGCCATAAACTGACGAACAGGCTCTTCCGGTACGGCATCGTACCAAGGCACTTGCTTATCACCCATCTGCACAGTGAAGATACCTTGTGCGCCATCCCAGGGGGTGACGACGGCGGGAGCCGCAGGAGGTGCGCCAGGGTTAGGAGCCGCAGGAGGTGCGCCGCCTGTTGCGGGCGGTGCGGAAGTTCCCCCGGCGGGTGATCCGGTATTCGGGGCATCAGTCATAACGAACTCCTATTTGGTTAGCGCGTTTGTGTACTTAATGAGAAGCGCGTCGAAATCCAAACTCGCAAAATCCCGAACACGCAAGAAGACCTCGCGTCTTCCCTCCTTTATCCTGCTCAAGATATCGGCATGTATCCCGTCATTCAAATCGAATGAGGGTACCGTAGCGCGGCAGAAATACATTAGGTCAAACAGTACGATGTCAATATCGGCCTGTGACCTGTTACCTTCTTTGAATACGGCTGCGTAAGCTTCCTTACGACGACGAAGCAAACGTACTACTTTGTCCTCTTCATACTGTGCCTGCTGGGCTATCGTCTTCTCTTGTTGTTCAAGCACAACGGGATCAAAAGAGTCTTCTTCGCCTGGAAAGTCAGAAGCCATTAGGCACCGCCTTGTTGCATAGAGGCGGCGGTCTTCAACGCCCCCGCGATTGGCGCAGCATGTTGCAGCAGCATTTGTTGTTGCTGTTGCTGGCCACGGGTCTGAGCGAGCGCCTGTTTCTTCTCGTCGGTCGTCATCCACCGTACCGGCACCGCCATGCGGCTGGCGATCTCAGGGATAGCCGTCTCGAAGTCGAAGTGGTCAAGGTGCGATGGGTCTTGTGTCTGCTGCACAAGCTGCGTCGAGAACTCAACGGCGCGCATAAAGCCAGATACTTCCTCGGCATACATCGACTTCGCCATTGGCGAAGTGTAGATGATATCGTACTGGCCTTCCGCTTCGATCAACTCTTGCGGGACTTCGGGCATCAAACCCATCTCGGTCAGCACTTCGATCTCGCGGGCGATACACGGCCCCAAGAACTCGGACTGTAAGCGCCCCATCGTCGGCGAAATCAAAGCCGACTTTTCAGCAATACGTTCCATAACCTCAGTCGCCGTCATCTCAGGCGTCTCGGTCAATATCTGGAATAGCGTAACGAAGAAGCTATCGTTTACATCTGCGCGCTCGTCTTGCAGCAGCTTATCGCTTACGGTGAAGTTACCCGTCTGCAATACCTTCACCAACTCGCGGCCTTGCTTGTCAAGACCCCCTGGGTTTTGTGAGCCGGGGCGGAGGTCAACGCGGCCATTCATTACGCCGTCATCGTGCGTCAGCAATACCGGATCAGCGGCCTTCTGGCCTTGCTTCAAAACGCTCTTCTTGATGGCGCTGGCGCTGCCCATAGCGGCCAAGCACTGCATAGCCGGGGAGTATCCGTAAGGGTCGCCCGCTTCGGTAAAGGTACGCGGCGTCAAGTATGGCTGTGACAAAAAGCCTTCTTCCTCGTCAACATACGCTTTGTCTGGTACGCAAATCCAACTGGCCACAATCGGAAGGCGGCGCTTATCGAGCGCATCGGGCGCGTAGTCCGAACGCGGGCGGCAGACGTGGACAAATTCTACGCGGTGCTCTTCCTTCGCAATGCTCGGATTTTTCGAGTCAGCCTCGAAAGCTTTAGGCGGCGTCACGCCAGGAAAATCCGCAACGAACTGACGGTAGTTACGGAAGACCCTACGATAGACGGCTTCCACTTCGCCTTCGCTATTCAGCAGAATGAAGATGTCGCGCAGCGCGCAAGCGCGGTACAAGAACGACGGGTTTAAGTTCGTAGGCGATTTCTTGCGCTTGCCCATGAAAATCGGGCCTGTGCCATAAGCGCCCATCGAGGCGTACACTTCGCTCGATGATTGACGGAAGTTCGCCTTGGGCTGGTACCGCATTTGAAAGAGTTTGTCTGTCAACTGATCAAAGAAGCCCCTGACACGGTACGACCTTAAAAGCGAGGTATCCGAAGTTTGCAGCGTATGCCACCGCGTACCGTGCGGAGTCGCAATACGCTCTAGTACTGCCATGTACTTCGGAAGAGCAAGCGTACCCGTACTGTCGAAGTTGATACGTCGCACTTGCTGGCCGGAAGTACCCACGGCTGCGGGGCCGTCGCTTGATGCCCACGCCGCATAATGACGCGGTAGGCAATAGGCGGAGGCCAGCCGGAAATCATTTTCGTGCGGCTGGCGAAGCTGCTTCGCTTCTTCATAACTGCGTAATTCGTCTGGCGCTGGCCTACGTGCCATTATGTCCTCGCCGCGCCGCCAAGGAAGCGAACTGCCGAAGAAGCTGCACTTGTGCCGCCAGATGTCAAGAAGGTTGATGCGCGCCCGCCCGAAGCCCCGGAGAAGCGTTTGCGCTGTTGCTCGGCAAGTTGCTGCGTCTGCACATCACTGCGCTCAGGCGCGGGCGGCAGAGGCTGGGGTAATGGTTGTGCTGCGGGCTTGCTTGGGCCGTCGAAAATTCCACCCATTTTGTCATCCTATAGCAAGTGGGTCGTAGTCCATAATCGCCCGTACACCTTCCCGCTGACGGTCGCGGTTCCTATCGCGGCGCGCAACACGTACCGCAAAGGTTAAGGCCAGGGTATCAGCTTCATCCGGGGAAGGCAAGCCCCGCTTTTTGATGTCCTCCTTACTCTCCATTTTGACCCGTTGCTCATGCCGGTCAAGCGTATATTGGATACTGGTTAGCTGCTTGAACAAATCACTATCCCGTATGATACACCCTTCTTCATACAGCCAGTCCCGCATAGCCGTCCACCACTCAGCCCTCTTATTCACATAGAGGTCTTGCTTATCCGCCATCGCGCCTGGATGGACTTCTACAACTTTGTACCCCCTATCGCGCATGATGTCGATTACACCAGCGCCTACGCCTGTACCTTCAATTACGATCAGGTCTGGCCTATGGGTGTCCGCCTCCTGCATAGCGATAGCGGCCAACTTGACAGTGGACAACCCCTTAAACTTTTTGTGGGGTATGCTGCGCGCATCGCGGCCCTGGCGGAAAAGGATAACGGAATGGTCATCGCCGTAACGCGCCACATCCACCGCCATGATCAAACCCGCCATGCTATCGCTAACAAGTTCACGGTCTTGCGCGTCGTTGACAATATCAAAACTGATAAAGCCATTGTAGCTTTGCTGCGGGAAAATACCGCGAATACGTACCTTAACTTCGTCACTATCCTCGCCGTACTTCTCTACCGTAGTGGCCAGGGCATGTTTGTTAGTATGGGATACTTCTCTACTGTCAACATGGCGGTGGCGGTACAGGTGCGCGTGTTTGTCGAAACAGTCAGCGAACTCACCGTCTGGCCGCGTCGGGTTCCCGAACGCGAAGAAGAAAGCTTCGCCGTCTGTCAGCGCGCCTTCGCTCACTTCCCACACTTTGGGACTTACGCCGGAAGCTTCGTCAAAGATAATGAAGACGGTTTTGCCTTCGTTGTGCAGACCCGCAAAGGCTTCCGTCTTTTGATCGCTGACGGTCGCCGCCGTCGTCTTGTAATTCTTTTGCTTGTCTTCGGGGTAAGCTGCAAAGGTCAGACCCGTAGCCGTCCAGTTGAACCAATGCTTGTTGAGCGCGAGATTATGCCACTTGGCCAACTCCGGCCACGTCTTATCTTCAAGCTGGAACTGCGTCGATGCCGTGACAACGCCGCGCGTATCGACGCGCGTGGACATCAGGAAGTAGATGACCCAGGCGACATAGGCTGACTTCCCAACGCCGTGGCCGGATGCGATGGCGCTGCGCCATACCAGCATCTCTAATCCCATCGAGGTCAGCAAAGCGTTATTGCGGATATGGTCGCCCAGCGCGATCAACTCTTCCTTTTGCCATTGCTCAGGGCCGGTCTTATTGGCCAGGGGGTTGAATGATCCATCGGGGAGCGTTGGCATACCCCACGGGAATATCGCTAGGATGAAACCGTAGGGGTCAGCGTAGTAGTGCGAGACGAACTCTGCAAGCTGGGCTTCCGTCTTTACATTCAGATTGAAAGTCATACGCGCTCCGGTTATACTCGTACTATGAAAAACTCATACGACTTCTTCCCCGCTGCGATGGAAGCCTTAGACAATATCTGCAACGGTATGACGCGCACCGCAGCCTGCGATGCAGCCGATATAACCATACCGGCCTTCGAGGAATATATCGCGTCGAGTGAAGAGTTACAACAGATGCTTGTGGACGCGGAGCGGCGGGGGCATGACGCCATGGCGGACGCCTTGGCGTCCATCCACAACCACCACATCTACCAGCAGTCCGACCCCAAGATGGCCAAGGTCATATCCGATAATCTCAAGTTCTTGTTGGAGCGCCGCGACCGGAAACGCTTTGGCGTCAAAACGGAAGTAACCCACACCATCACGGCGGACAAGGCAATCATCGAGGCTTTGCAGGCGGGGCGCGCTCGCGCCGAAGCTTACCTCCCGCCGCCAACACCCCCTACCATCGACGCTGAGTTTGTCGAGGTAGAGGATGAAGACGAGGAAGACTTGTCGTTCTTAAGCTAGGCCAGCGATAGCCTTCTTCTTTTCTTCAAAGGACATCGCGGAGTACTTGAACATATAGTTCTCCGCTTCCTTCTCCGTTTCAAAATACCCGACATGAACGACCAAGCTACCGCCATTGTCTAAGACTTGGCGTACATGATAGATCGTAGCATCTCCTGCGTCGTTCAAATCCACAGACACATAAAGCCCGTTGTGCGTCACAACCTGTTTGGGTTCTGGTTCAATACCGGCAGGCGGTATCTTCAACAGGCCAAGTACTGGCTCAATCGGCTTGAACTCACCACACCAATCCTTCGTCGGCTGCACAATGGGCCTGCGCCCCTTTGCCGTCGCTACACCCTCAACAGGTGGATTCCTAAAGCACTCACCCACGGCAAAGTCCGCGAGTTCAAGCGCCACATAGTACTTACAGTTTTCGCACTTCATCATCTGATCCTCCGGAAAGAAACAAGGGTGGGTGTCCGGAACGCACGTTTGGCTATGCGCTAGTACGGCCTTCCCCTACTATAGCCGTACTCACCCACTCACCCCTAAGGGTAACTCTACGAAGCAACCATACCCGGAAGGACAGGATGCGTAAGATCATCAATCTTACCCAGGCTATCAATCTTGCCTTCGATCACTTTGTCCTTATCAACCAGCGAAGCCAGCGTCACAGCCATCGACGCATTCGACGCCACCAACGTCGCCACAATGTCTTCAAGCCGCTTGATCATCTGGCCATAGGGCGCAAGCTTGCGATCAATGTCTTCCTCTGTCAGCGGCTTCACCGTCTCAACTTCTTCCGCTTCGCCGCTCTCAACCGGCGCTTCAATTTTGGCCTTCGCCTCGTATTCCATAATGCGGTTCACATACCACGCCTTCGCCCGCCCCTCTTCAACCGGCGCTCCTGCCTTCTTAAGCAGCTTCGTCAGCTCGGCTGGCGTCTTGGCAAAGAGCGCACGGCGGCGCGCGTTTGCTGTTTCTTCTTCCGTCGTCAGCGCAGCCCCTACAGCTTCGGTCATAACACGTCTCCCTTAAGTTCATAGGATTGAAGGAGCCGTTATACTATGTCTCTCTTTCAATGAAGTCAACAGGCCAAATCAATGGTAGGGGATCGTTACAGGCATACCGTTTGCGGTGGCTGTAAAGCGCGATGGGCTTATAGTTGCCGTTGGAGTACCGTTTATACATACCGGGCTTTTCGTGCGTGGTGTGCGTTTTATCTAGTCAGATCGCTATTGACGTTTTGTCTAATCTCCTTTGCGATCTCTATTGACGTTTTGTCTAATTTGACATATTGTAAAAATAATACATTTTATATTTTTTGGACAGAACGTCGGGTTATTGCGGGATTTCAAGAGAAAATTCCAATCGCCCCCCTCCCCCTCCCCCTACCCCCGCCTTATACAAATTGTCAAAAGTAGTTCGCCGATGCGCCTTCCCAG